ACCGGCAATTGATGCCAACGAATTCTGGGCGCAGCTGCTTGGTCAGGCCGCGTCTAAATCAGGCATCCAGGTCGATTGGAAAACTGCACTACAGTATTCAACAGCCCAGGCTTGTGTGCGGATCATTGCCGAGGATATCGCACAGCTGCCGTTTGCTACTTACCGGAAAAATGACGGGAAAAGCGAGGAAATCAGCGCCCATCCTACGCACAAACTGCTGAAAACCAAGCCGAACGAGGACCAAACCGCGTTTGAGATGCGTGAACAGTTAGGCCTGCACCTGGTACTGACCAATAACGCCTATGTACACAAGAACATCATACGTGGCCAGGTCGTTGAACTGGTCCCGTATGCGCCGCATCTGGTGCAAGTAACCCGCAAAAATGGCGAGCTGCGTTACCGATTAACCCTTGATGGCGGCAACATCGAAGAGGTTCCGAAGGCTGAAATCTGGCATTTACGCGGTCCATCCTGGAACGGCTGGCAAGGACTGGACGGCATCCGCCTGATGCGCGATACCATCGGACTGGCCCTGGCATTGGAAAACCACGGCTCCAAAATGTTTGCAAATGGTGCAACGGTCGGAGGTGTACTGTCTACCGATGCCAATCTTACTCCAGACCAGGCCAAAGCGCTCCGGGAAAGTTGGGAAATGCGCCAGTCAGGCGGAGAAAACGCCTACAAAACAGCGGTTATGTGGGGCGGTATGAAGTGGTCGCCAATGGCAACGCCAAACGATTCCGCGCAATTCCTGGAATCACGGCGTTTCCAGGTTGAAGAAGCCTGCCGACATTTCAAAGTCTTGCCGATTATGGTCGGCCATGCTGACAAAACGACGACCTACGCCAGCGCCGAGCAGATGGTTTTGATCCATTTGCGGCAAACCCTCGGCCCATGGCTAACCCGGATCGAGCAGTCAGCCAACTGCAATCTGCTGACCGATGAAGAACTGGCCTCAGGGTATTACACAAAATTTACGCGTAACGCGCTGCTGGCGATGACGGCCCAGGATCGCGGCGAATTTTATTCAAAAATGTACGGCATCGGCGTACTGTGCCCCAATGAAATCCGTGAACTTGAGGACCTGAACCCATACGCAGGCGGAGAAAAGTATCGAGTACCGCTTAATATGATCGACCCTGCCGCCGATCCAACGCAACCTTCAGACGGTAACAAAAACAATGATAATCAAGACCAAACAAACTGAGCAGCCCGGCGGCCTGGAGGTTAAACGCCTCAACGTCGCCCAGTGCAAACTCGCGCCGACCGATACGGCCGCCGATACGATGGAGTTTTCTGGCTATGGCGCTGCATTCGGGAATGTTGACGCCTACGGAGACATGATCGAAAAGGGCGCATTTTCAGCCTACCTGGCCGATGTTAAATCAGGCAAGCAGGAATGGCCGTCCATGCTGCAACAGCATGGCGGTTGGGGCATGTCGGCAGCAGATTTCAAACCCGTCGGTGTTTATACAGACCTAAAAGAGGATGATTTCGGCCTAAAAACCAGCGGCATTCTAGCCGATACAACGGACGGTATTGACCTCTATAAGCTCATGAAAATGCAGCCGAGGCCCGCTATTTCCGGTCTGTCTATCGGTTATTACGTCCGCGATGAAGTATATGGCGGCAAAAATGACCCCTATGACCGCCTAATCAAGCAAATCGACCTGGTAGAAATCAGTATTGTGACCTTTCCTGCCAACGACAAGGCCAGGATCGGCGGTGTTAAGTCATTCCATGACTTAACCGACAGAGAACTTGAACGGACCTTACGAGATGTCTTAGGTCTGAGCCAAAAGGAAGCCAAAACGGTCATTTCCCGTGGTTTCCGCGCCTTGCGAACCGACGCCGATGCCGGCAGCGAGGAATTGAAACAAATGGCCGCGCTACTGGAGCGCAACGCCGCAATTTTCCAAAACCAACAAGGATAAATCCATGAAACTACCAAAAATTACCCCCCGCGTCGGCTGGTCGCTGCTCGCGATCGTCGGCATATTAATCGCGCAGGCAATTGGCTATACCGCATCGGCTGAAGAAATGGCCGCTGGCGGTCTGATGCTGGCCGGTATTGGCGATATCGACATTAAAGAGATCAACAATCTGCTCGAAAAACAGGGTCGCGCGTTTGAAGAATTCAAGTCTGCCAACGACAAGCGCCTGGAAGCCGTCGAGAAAAAGGGTTATGCGCCCGCTGATACGGTCGAAAAAGTCGAGAATATCAACACCGAATTGACCAAGCTCTCGAAAGAAATCGGCGAATTGATGAAAAAATCGAACCGCCGCAACGCTGGCGGATCGGATGACGAACTCTCGCAGGATCAGGCCGAGCACAAGTCGGCATTTGCCGAATATTTCCGCAAAGGCCGCGACAACAACTTGCACGACCTGGAACGAAAAGCGCTGAATACCGGCAGCGATCCGGACGGCGGCTATCTGGTGCCGACCGAAATCGAAACGATGATCGATCGCGTGGCGACTGCAGAAGTGTCTATGCGCCGCCTTGCTACCGTCCGTCAAATAGGTGGGCCCAGCTACAAAAAACCGGTTGTAACCACTGGCGCTGCTGGCGGCTGGCTCGGTGAAACCGAAGATTCGGTAGAAACTGCAACGCAGAAACTGTCAGAACTTGATTTCGTATTTGGCAAGCTTTACGCCTATCCATGGGCGACTAACGACATGCTAGAAGATGGTGTCATCGACATCGAGCAATGGTTGACGCAAGAAGTCGAAGAAATCTTCGTCGAGAAGGAGGGCGAAGCTTTCATAACCGGAACCGGCATCAAAAAACCGCGTGGGATCCTCGATTATGACACCGTTACCAACGCCAGTTATGCCTGGGGAAAGCTTGGTTATGTCCCATCTGGCGCAGCAGGCGCATTCCACACCGACGAGGGTGATGCGCTGATCAATACAGTACACGCGCTGAAACGCAAATACCGCAACGGTGCATCATGGCTGATGAACGATTTGACGATGGCAGCCATCCGCAAAATAAGAAACGCCAATGACGACTATATCTGGCAACCCGGCTTGATGGCTGGTGTGTCTGATACCTTGCTCGGTTATCCGATCGATATTGACGATTACATGCCGGACATTGCCGCCAACTCGCTGTCGATCGCCTTCGGCAATTTCAAACGCGGTTATTTGATCGTCGATCGACGCGGCATCGCCATCATCCGCGACCAGGTCACCAAACCAGGTTACACGAAATTTAACGTGTCCAAACGGACCGGTGGCGGCGTCCAGAATTTTGAAGCAATTAAACTGCTCAAATTTGCGGCAACCTAAAAACTGTAGGTTGGGTTAGGCAAGGCCGTAACCCAACATTTCTTATTCGTTGGGTTACGCTGACGCTAACCCAACCTACAACAGGACAAACCATGAAAGATTTAACTAACAATATCCACGTCAAACGGGTATTAAGCCCGGTTTCAGTGGCAGACACCACCGCCCAGGTCGGCGAAATCATCGACCGCAAGGGCTTTGACTCCCTTACCTACCTGATCGCCACCGGCTCAATTGCCGACGCCGACGCCACGTTTACCGTATTGCTTGAAGAGGGTGATGCGGCTAACCTGTCTGACGCTGCAGCCGTGTCCGATGTTGACCTGATCGGAACCGAAGCGCTGGCCGCATTCCGGTTCGACGACGACAACGAAACAAGAAAGCTTGGCTACATAGGTAACAAGCGCTATACCAGGCTGACTATCACGCCGGTTGCCAACGCTTCCGCCGCATTGTTGTCTGCCGTCGCCGTGCTCGGCCATCCGCAATCCGCGCCGACTGTTAATCCACCGGTTTAAGAGTGATTTTGAAAATAGCCGCCTGCTGGCGGCTATTACTTGGGAAAAAACATGCATTCGTCACAATATAAAGATAAAGAATCTGTTCTGCATCCGATTCGGAATAAATCCGACAACTCGATTGTTGGGATCTGGAATGATACCGACGACAAAGAATTGGATATTAGTTTTCCTGAAAAAATATCGTTAAACAGAAAAAAAATGCTTATTTTTGGGTGT